GACAAAGTCAATACCAACAAATTACAGTTTCTACTTATATTAGTTCTGGAGGACAACTTACTATTCCGTCATCTTTGTGGATTTGGTCTGATAACACCTCTATTGCGGCTCTTACAATCGACATACCTTGCACTATTGTAAACAATGGTAAAATTATAGGTAAGGGCGGTAATGGAGGATCGGATAGAGATGGACATGGGTCGGCAGGGGGCATGGCTATAAAGATAAATAGTAGTGTTTCAGGCGTTACCATTACTAACAATTCAGGTGCGTACATTGCAGGTGGCGGCGGAGGTGGAGGTTCTTTTTCTCAGGCCGCAGGTGGCGGTGGAGCAGGTGGCGGTACAGGCGGTAATTCTAGTGCTTCAGGTTCTACTGGTGGCGCAGGTGGTATATTAAATGCATCAGGTTCTGATGGTAATGGACATGTTGGTAGCCAAGGTGCAGGAGGTGAAGCCGGTGGTGGAGGCGGAAGAAGAGATGAAACTAGCGGTGGTAATAATTTCGCAGGTGGCGGTGGAGGTGGCGGTAGAATATTGCCGGGTTCAGCAGCAGGAAGTGGGGCAGGTGCAGGAGGTGCAGGTGGAGTAGCAGGTTCATCAGGTAGTCAAGCAGGGAACGAACAGAGAGGTGCAGGTGGCGGCGGTTGGGGTGCTGCAGGTGGATCTAATTCATATGGTGGCTATACGGCGGCGGGGGGCGCAGCGGGCAAAGCTGTAGAAGACAACGGAAATTCGTATACTCTCAATAACAGTGGAACTATTTATGGGGCAACAACATGACTTATACTGATCTGCGTTTTAAGCCCGGAATAAACAAAGAGATTACACCATATTCTGAAGAGAATGGTTGGGTTGATTGCGATAAGATTAGATTTAGGTTTGGTTATCCAGAAAAGCTAAACGGTTGGGAGAAGAACTCTACAAAGGCTTTTTTGGGCTTGTGTCGTGGATTACACGAATGGGTGGCTTTAAATGGTGAAAAGTTTTTAGGCGTTGGCACAGAACAAAAGTACTACATTAAACAAGGCACTGATTATAAAGACATTACTCCAATCAGGTCTACTACTTCTGCGGGAGATGTGACCTTTTCTGCAACAAACGGTTCTGCCGTAATCACGGTTACTGACGTAAACCATGGTTGTGTTGTAAACGACTTCGTAACTTTTTCCGGGGCAGCGTCTCTTGGGGGCAACATAACGGCGGCGATACTTAACCAAGAATACCAAATCACCGAAGTTGTAAACGGAAATTCATACAAAATATCTGCACGGACTGTGAGCACTATCGAAAATATTACAATTACAGGTGGGTTGAACGCAACAGCGGTAACTGCAAATAGCAGTGATTCAGGTAATGGTGGCGGTAGTGTAGTTGGCACATACCAAATAGGAACGGGCCTTAATTCTTCCGTAGACGGTACAGGTTGGGGCGCAGGTTTATTTGGTGGTACAAACAACGGTGCTTTACAAACAACTTTAAACGAGGGTGGCACGTTAAGTGATAGTGATACGACTATTACTGTGACTTCTGCCACAGGTATTGTAGCATCCGACGTAGTGCTTATAGGTGGTACAGAGCTTGTTTTAGTTGGTGGCATAAGTTCAAACAACCTTACAGGTTGTACGCGAGGACATTTGGGGACAACAGCTACCTCTCATGCAAATGGTTCTGTAGTACGATTAGCTTCTGGAAATGCGGATGGTGCGGATGATTTTAACGGGTGGGGGCTAGGCGTCGCAACCGGAACTCAAACTACTACCACAAACCTTCGCATATGGTCCCATGATAATTTTGGTGAAGATTTAATCTTTAATGAACGCAATGGTCAGTTGTTTTATTGGGACAAGACCAACGGCGTTTCTACTCGTGGCATTGAACTGTCTACACTAACGGGCACCCCAACTTCTGTTCCTCAAAAAGCAGCGCAGGTGTTATTGTCTGACAGAGACAGGCATGTAATTGTTTTTGGCGCGGACGGTTTTGGCGCAACATCGTCCACGGCCAAGGGTGACGGAGTCCAAGATCCAATGCTTATAAGATTTTCTGACCAAGAAAATCCTATTGATTGGTTTCCAACAACTACAAATACCGCAGGTGATTTGAGAATTGATTCTGGTTCAAAAATTATGCAGGCCGTTGAAACAAGACAACAAATACTTGTGTTTACGGACGTGGCTATATACGCAATGCAGTTTATTGGCCCACCGTTTACGTTTGGTATCAACCTTATTTCTAGCAATATAAGCATTGCAAGTCCGAGAGCAGCCGTTGCAGTGGATGACGCTGTATATTGGATGGGGGCTGCAGAGTTTTATGGTTATACAGGTGCAGTTCAACGTATACCGTGTACAGTACGAGATCATGTTTTTAACGATTTTAACACCGCCCAATCGGACAAAGTTGTGGCCGGAGCAAATATATCATTTTCTGAGGTATGGTGGTTTTATCCATCCCTTACTTCGAATGAAAACGATAGGTATGTGGTATTTAATTATCTTGAAAACATTTGGTTTGTGGGTACTTTAGACAGGACAGCATGGTTGGATCGAGGAATATCTGCACTACCTATAGCCACAGGAACAGATAATTATTTGTTTAACCATGAAACTGGAGCAAAAGCAGATGGTGCAGCTATGACTTCGTTTATTGAGTCTGGGGATCTTGGCATTTCCGATGGAAACCAATTTACTTTTGTAAGTCGTGTTTTACCTGATCTAAACTTTCGAGAAACAAACGTTAACAATACAACTGTAAATTTCATACTGAATGCAAAAAATGCGCCCGGTCAGACGGCTCAAACCACGGTAACTGACTCAATAACAAAATCATCCAATGTTCCAGTGGATCAATATACAAGTCAATATCAGACTAGACTACGGGGTCGTAGCTTTACTTTTAAAGTTCAATCAACAGATGCAGACGTGTTATGGCGATTAGGAATCCCGCGTGTTGATATACGTCCGGATGGGAGAAAATAATGTCCATTTCTCCAGTACCGTTTTTTCCAGTCCCACCAGAGCAGTATACTCAACAGTATATGGCCGAGGTAGTAAGAGCTTTTTCTGTATTTGCCACGCAAATAACTAATCCGGCAATTGCAAAACCTATTTTAATTGAAATACCAACATCTTCTTTGACCGGGGACGAAGTAGGTACGGTATACGAAACAAACACTATTTTAAGAATCAAATCGTCCACAGCCGCAGAAAACACGGTTGGGATTCCGTTGCCGACATTTACTGTCGCTTCGCTGCCTACGGTAGAGACAGGCACTTTGATATACGTTTCAAACGGCGCTGCAGGAAGTCCTGTGGTTGCTTTTGGTGATGGTTCTAATTGGTTAAGGTGTGATACTCGTGCGGCAGTTTCAGCGTAGAAAGATTTCTAATAGAAACCTTTTGAAAGTTCTGTTACACTATAGAGAACAAAGGGTTTAAATATGTCATATCAACAACAGATTATGCAAATGCCGCTTCGGCTCCCTCTTGCACAAGGTATGCAGGGCGGCATAGGTGGATTAGGTGGGGGGCTAGATAGAGCCTTTGCTCCTTTAAAACAGGTGTTATCTAACAGCATAGCTGAAGGACAAGTTGAACCTTTTGTTGAAGAGGTTAAACAAATGGCTCAAGAGCGGTTTGATTTAGGCGGCGGTATGTCTGGTGGCAATCAATTTGGCGTTCTACAGCCGCAACCATTGGTGCAATTTCAAGACAAATCAGCATTCAGTGGAAGAGAAGACGTATTTAATAATATGACTGATGTTGCAACAAGGATTTCTAATAAGAATTTGTTTGCAAGCGCGTTTGGTCGAGGGATGAAAGACGGCGGTGAGGTGATGGAGTCACCAATGTCCTCGGGTCTCGGCTCTTTTCTTGCGTCTAACATAGATGAGTTTGGACGCAACGGCGACACAGAGATGATTCACGCCACTCGTGAAGAGGTGGTTATGCCCAAGGGCATGATGGAAGACCCGCAGATTCGCGAGACTATAAGACAAGCTTTTGAACGAACAGGACGCGACATGGCAGAGTATACTGTCGGTAGCGGTGAGATGAATGTAAACCCGTTTACGGGGTACGAAGAAGCTTTTGACCTCATAAAAGGCATAAAGAATATATTTAAGAAAGCGGCTCCCATACTGTTACCCGCTGCAGTAAGCTTTCTTTTTCCAACGTTACCCGCGTTTGCAACCGGTGCAATAGCGGGTGGTGTTGGCTCTTTACTGCAAGGTGGAGATCTAAAAGATGCGCTTAAAAACGCGGCTATTGGGGGCGTTAGTTCTGCATTGATTAAAGGCGTTACATCTCGCGATATGACAGCGGGATTTAGAGGGGATCCTTCCATAGAGACTGGAGCACTTGGAATTAGAAAATTCGGCGGAGAGTCTGGAACAGGTTTAGAAGGTAAGTTGTCAGGTGTTAAAGATTTCTTTATGAATCCGGGAACAGAGGGTGTTAGTTATGCTGACGCCGTTGAAATGGTTAAAACGGCACAACCAAATTTAGATCCGTCGGCGCTTTCTGAAGCGGCCTCAAAACTAGTAACGCCGGGCAGCGCTGCTTCTCTAAACCTAGGCAAAGCAATACCTGCAGGGCTTGGTATTATGGCACTGACTGGTGCTTTTGATCCTATAGAAGAAGAACCATTAGACGAACCATACGATAATACATCTAGAGAATTAGTAGACATGTACCCTGAACGATACACTTCAGGTCGTATTGTAGCTCCAAGACGCAGAACCCTTGAGGATATATTAAGAGAAAGTAACCCTGATTTTCCTCCCCCAAGATTATTTACGGCTAAAGCAGGTGGAGAAGCGTTCCCAAGACGCACAGGAGCAATCGCGGGTCCCGGCACAGAGACCTCGGACGACATACCTGCCATGTTGTCAGACGGTGAATTTGTAATGACAGCGCAGGCTGTTAGGGGTGCCGGAAACGGCAGTCGCAAAGAGGGTGTCAGAAAGATGTATGATATGATGAAAGCATTTGAAGGAGGGGCGGTAGCGTAATGGTCACACAAACTGTAATAAACAGGCAAGACCCTGAAATAGAAGCCTATCGTCTCGGACTCTTAGGAGATACACAAGCTCTTGTAAGAGACACTGTTTTTGGCGGAAATGTACAAAAATTACGCGAACAAGGTTTAACTGATGAGCAAATTGCTGAACAACTTGGTAGAGAAGTTGAAGATGTAAGCGGCATTCGTCAGGACCAAGTTTTTGGTCCTCCTGATTATGAAGTGGAGGGTATATCAGAGGGTGAGCAGAAAGCTGTTGATTTGGCTATGGAGGGTATTGGTGGATATCAGCCTTTTCTAGATCAAGCGGAAACAACTTTAGGTGACGCGTCGGCCTTAATGACAGGGGCCGCCGATAGCTTAGGGACTGCCGGAGACACTGCCAGTGGTATTGCATCAACCGGTCAAGCGGGTATGACAGAAGCTGCCCAGTACGGTATTACTGGTGCAGAAGAGGCTGCAGCAAAAGCAAGAGAGTCAACAGCATTAGCTCAAGATCAACTTTTAGGTGCCGGTGCATTCGGAAGACAAACGGCTGAATCGGGCATTGGTCAATTAGCGGGCACTACCGGAGGGTTTGATCCATCCGGTATTGGTGCGTTTATGAATCAATACGAAGATGCTGCAGTGCAGCAAGCTTTAGCAGACATAGGCGAAGCCGGAGAAAGGCAGAGATCTAGGATTGGTGCAGATGCGGCAGCCTCTGGGGCTTTTGGGTCTAGAAGACAACTTAGAGAAGGTATGCTTGACGAAGAGATTTTAGATGCACAAAAACGGGCCGCTGTAGAAATGCGTCAAGCAGGCTTTGAAAACGCGGCCACACGAGCACAAAAAGCTTTTGAAGATCAAATGGGACGAGGACAATCTGCAGCAATAGGTACTGGACAACTCGGTCAAGCAGGGGCAGGCACTTCAATTGACGCTGCCGGAAGGGCAGGGCAACTGGGTCTCAGCGCTGAAGGTTTGGCACAGACCGGTTACTTACAGGGCGCAAACTTGGGCATGTCAGCCGCGGATCGCGGAGCAGGGCTTGGTTTGGATGCTGTTAAAACAGGCATGGCTGCCGACCAAGGAATAGGAGCTTTGGGTAGTCAATTAGCTAACGTTGGCATGAATTATGGTCAACTTGGCGGTCTTAACACGCAATTGAGTGCGGCCGATATTGACAGGCTCTTAACAACGGGTGGTCTAGAACGTGGTATAAACCAACAAGGTTTGGATGCTACTAGATTAACTAACTTACAGAATTACTCACAACCATTCCAACTTTATGGTTTCCAATCAGACATTTACAGCGGAGTACCAACAGGTTCTTCAACAATGCAAGTTTCTTCAATGCCACAAACTAACCCATTTCAAACAGCGGTCGGTCTAGGTATTGGGGCCTACGGCGCTGCAACAGGCGCACAACAAGCGGGGTTATTTTAATGAACGAAGGTTTTAAAGCACTGCCTGAGTATGTGCAGAGAAAAATTGATCCCGAAATGGCAAAAAAGTTTGCTATGGGCGGAGGCGTAATGCAGCGTCCACTTTTTAGACAGATGGGCGGTCCGGCACAACCCATGCCTCAAGATATGATGCAGGCACAACCAGACCCACAAGCGATGGTGCAAGAAGCTGAGATGGCGGGCGAGCGTGTTGGAGAACAGATCGCGGCAGCAACAATGACTAATATTGACTCAGCAACAGATGTAAAAGGTGCGATAGACGCGCTTCGCGGCAACGCTGCCCCGCTAGAGGAGAGATACCAAGAATTAGCCGGTCTTGTTGGAGAAAGAGATGCGATGCAGACGCCAGAGTCTGTTTTGGCGCTAACGCAACCTGCGATTATGATGACTGAGCAAGGCGCTATGGACAGCGGTATTGGCGAGTTAATGCAGTCAGTGGCGGGTGACTCTGAGATGTCTGGCGGTATGGATCAGGGCGTTGGCGCTCTTATGATGCAGGGGGCGGGCAACACTCCACCCGAAAATTTTAGACAGGGTGGGCCTGTAATGGTCCGCCACTTTCAGGATGGAACACCTCCTGAAGGTAATAGAGCGGTTCCGGCAATTCCAGAATTGAGTTCCTTTGATCCTTTTATGAAGCGAGCTTTGGCCGCCCGTGAGGGCATTCTGGGCACAGAAGAGGAGCGGGCCGCGCAACTTGCTAGAGCACAACAGAGAGCTAAATCAGATGCGATGTTTAACTTAGCCAACTTTGGATTAGCTTTTGCAGGGGAAACAGAAGGTGGTTCTGTAGCAGAACGCCTTGCTAATGCTGCCCGTAAGTCTGGGGTAGTTCAAGGTTTTCAACAGGCAGGCAAAGACGTTGAAGCGGCACGAACTGCACAAGAACAACAAGATACTTCTTTAAGATTAAGTGCTTTGGAGTCGGCTGAAAGATCTGCAAGTGAAGCAGATGCTCGTAAGTTCGAATTTGCTAAAATGACATACGAAGACCTTTTAAACGATGAAAACGTTATCAAAGCAAACGAATTGGCAGTAGAAAATGCAACAACGGCTTATGGAAGACAAGAAGCCTTACAAAAAGCTCGATTAGCCGCTGAAGAGGCTTTGAACAAAGCAAATAACGCTGCAAGAGCGGCTTTAGCCACTAAAGACGCAGAGCTAAGAAAAGAACTTCAAGCGCAGGCTGAAAAACATCAGATCACTCTATTCAACCTTAAAGCGATAACTGATTTAGAAAATCAATTAGAAATTATGGGCGTTAAAAACGCTTATGATTTAGATATGATGGAAGCCGGAACAGAGCAAAGTAAAGAGATTGCTGAATATAAAGACGGTCTTGAGAAAGTCGCAAGAGAAGATCAACAAGCGCACCAGATTGTTTTACAGAATCTTAATAGTATGGATCGTTTTGAGCTTGCAGAGCTTGAAAAAGAAGTTCAACTAGAGATTACAAATAAAAAATTAACTGCACAATACACTCAAGCCGATAAAGACAGAGAGCTTAAACGAGCGCAGATGATGATCGACAAGGCTTTCAAAGAAGATCAAATTTTACAAACCGACAGATCGCTTAATATGCAAGAGGCAAGAGATCTTGTAGATAAGCAGTACAAAGCATCGTCCTTGGCTATTGACAAAGCAGTGGCTAAATTGAAATCTACAGATTTAAAAAATGACAATCAAATTCTACAGTACCTTACTTTCCAAGAAGAGGATGGAACAAAACGAATAGATGCGTTTTTAACGGGTGATTTGGAGAACCCAGATGAGTATGAAGGGTTTTTGAAAAAGTATACTAGGCCAAGACGAGATTGGAACGACTCTACAAAAAGTTTTGAATCAAGGCCCGGTAATAAACTGCCTACCTCTATTGAAGAAAAACTTAAAGCTGAACGACCAGACCTTTATGAGAGCGTCACTGGCAAGAGATCAAAGCCTGCAGAACCCATTCAATTGACTGAGGCAGAGACTTCCATACTGTTTGCAAATGTTCAAGACCCTGCTAGAGCTTTTGGTACGCCGGGTCTTGCTCAAGATACTGCAAATAAATTAATCGAAGCATTTTCTTTTGGAAGATGGGGCGCTCCTTTTGAAGACACAAAAGAAGCTATTGTTGCGGTTGACAACCTTAACAGTGAATTTGTCAACTTTTTTACTCAAGCGGCGGACATAAGAGAAAGTGTGTTTCAACAACAGAAATTAGATGCTCTTACGCCAAAATCTGCAGCTTTCTTTCAAGGTGAGAGTGAGGCTACTTCACGCGCCACGGCTCTTCTAAACAGAATTAAAATGGCGGAACAAATTGTTATTGATAGGATGAATTCCGAAACTGTTCCAGTTGGTAGCGGTGAATATTCTAACATGGATAAACAATTAAGGCAGCTTGCCAATTTAAGAGCGGGTTATCAAATGCTTTCAAACATGGCTGAAAATTTCAACGCAAAAGCGGCTGATCCAGAACAAGACGCCATGTTCAACGACTTGTTAATCAAAATGGACAAAACAAGTCCTAGAGGATTTTAAATGGCAGAAGAAATTGATAATGTAATCGTCCCACCACCTTCTGATGAAGAAAGTAGTGCAGCTATCGCCACCTCAAAAAACTTACCGTCTTCTGAGTTTGACTTTGCTAATTTTCAGCCAATAGACTTTTCCCCAGAATATTATGAACAAATTATGAGACTTACTTCTGGCGGCAGAAGAATTCCAAAACGCACACGAGGTAGGGGAGCGGCTCCTAAAGAAACAACTTCAATTGTAACATTTACTCCGTCAAAAGTTTTTGCAATTGAAGCGGCGGATCAGTTTAGTCAAATGTATCCGGGGTTTGGAACTTACAAAGAATTAACAGAGGGAACTTCCAAACTTGCGCCCGGTCTAAAAATGACTGACACAATGATTTTAAAAGCTCTGACTACTATGGAAGAACGAGGATTTTTAGAATCATTAGGTAGGCGCACTTTGGAGGATTTACCCGCAGCCGCAGCCTTTGCTGCAGGTGCAAAAGGCACAAAAGAGGTTGTAGACAGACTCCCTAGAGTTCAAAAGACTGGTATTAAACCTATCGACAAGTTTATTCCTCTTTATGAAGGGGCAAAATCAATTGCTCCGATTGTGGGAGGAACTGTAACAAGCATTTTATCTAGTCCTTTAGGACAAGACTTTGGTGATTTTGTCCTTGGCGAGGAACCTCTTGCTACACCAGAATCTTATGGGACTATGCGGGCCGCAGAGGCCGTAGCAGATGTTGGTACGTTTTCAGGACTTCTACTTAAAGCAGATGCGATTGTTGGTGAAAGCTTAACCGATTATTTGTTTAATCGTCTTTCAAAGGATTTTGAAAGTGCCGGAAGAGACTTTAATTTTTCTGACACAATGAGAAAAAGTTTAAGAAAACAATTAAAAGAAGCCCGAAAAAAAGCAGGCGTTACGTCTGATGGATTGCGTAAAGTAGACGGTAAAAGTTTTGAAGGTCCTCCTATTGTAAATGATTTTTTTGAACGGGGGGTGGCGTCGGTTTTACAAGGGAAAACGGCCCCCGGATCTTTATTACGTTTACATGCATTTGAACAAATTTTAAAACAGTCGGCTAAAGACGCAAGAAATGACCCCATTTTATTTGCATTTTATGAAACGTTAGCTGCCGGGGGTGCAGGAATTTTTACCAAAGGAGCGGCGGAAACTAATCCTTTTAGCGGCGGTGAAACTATAGCAGAAATTGGTGGCTCGGTAGGAACCCCAATGGCAGCCGGGGGATTAATGTATACTTTGGGTAAAAAAATTCTTGGTCCTGTCAAAGAAGTGGGACAAGGGTTTTTGGATTCGGGGTTTGCGGGTGCAGCCGGAGTGGTTAAAAGAAAAAGTCGTGATGCTCGTGCAAAGGCAGGGTTTCAATCAATTCTAAAAGAGCTTGAAAGTTTTGGAGAAATAGACACGCCAGAACAATTAAATGATTTAATTGAAAAATTAGAAAAGTATTCATTGACATCTGGCACTCCGAAAACCGCCGGACAAGCTGCCAATAGTCCTGTTTTACTCGCTATGGAAGATACTTTAAAAAGGCAGTTTGAGTTTTTAAATAATACACAATTTGCGGCTAAAGAAGCAGAGTTAGAAAGCGCCCAAAGACTGCTTGCAGCCTTATACAAAAACCAAAATACCGCAATAGGAAGAGAATCTTTAATAGCCGCCGCCCAAGTCGAAGAGGCGCTATACAACGAGGGGTTAACTAATAGATTAATTAACGCTGAAAACAACTTATTAAAAAGTATTAATCAACTAGCAAAGTCCAAAGAAAAAAATGTTTCTAATATAGAAGTAAGTCCCGACGGTAGAACTACAATTACCCCCGCAGGGCTTGCTGATCTTGATTTAGAAGACGTGATTGATTTAGCAAACCGAATGCAAAATTTACAAGTTGCTCAAAAGAAAATTGCACGAGGAGAACAAGCTCGACTTTACAACCAAGTTGGTCAAATGGATGTAATGTTTTTTAATGAAGATGGTGGTTTAGAAGATTACCCCAAATTTATTAGAATGCTTGAGTCTGAGGGTATTTTAGATAAAAGTGACGTAGCGGAGGATCTTAAAAATATTTTAGACTACGCTAATAAAGTTAAAGCTCGATTTACTCCGGAGGGTGGTTTAAGAGACCCTGTTAAAGTTACTTTAGATGCGGAGGGCTTTAGTCAAAATCTTACCCCAACAGAGGATACTTCGCGTACTATTCCTCTTTCTGTTTTAAACACACGCAGAAAAGAAGCTTTAGCCATAGCAAGAGATGGTACGAAAAGCGCCGAAAGCCGGAGGATTGCCGGTATGTTTGCGGAAGCAATACAAGACGACATTCAAAATATGGAAGATTTTGGTGCAGATGAAATAAACGCTAATCAATTACGAGCTTTAAGATCTGCAAATGCTTTCTCAAGAGCTTTTTATGACGTTTACGCTAGAAGTTTTGTGGGCGAGGCTTTGCAACAAACTCGTCAAGGTGATTACAAACTTGCATTAGAAACAATTGGTCAGTTCAATACGGCCCGACCAAATTTGAATGCTGTTAGAATTGCTGAGATTGAAAATGCCGGTCAATTTGCCTTAGACAACAATCTTGAAAGTGCTCAAGCGGGTGTTGATTCCGTGCATGGTGTCATTGATAGACTCCTTCGGTCAGCGAGAGTTGAAGCATATGATCCTGAAACGAAAACAATTAATGTGGACAGGCTTCAAGAATGGATGAAAAAGAATGCTCGGTTGGAGCAAACCTTTCCGGAAATTTTTAACGATTTGAGAAATGTTCAATCTGCACAAAAACTTCTCACACTAGAAGAGGGCTTTGAATCTGTTGCTCAAAAGGAGGCAAAAAGTCAAACTGGATTTACCACCTTATTGCGAAATGCAAAAGGAGAAGTACGGACAAACCCAACATTTGCAGTGGCCGAAGCTTTCAGTCCGGGCGCAGATCAATTTTCAAGATTAAATAAATTAATAGACCTGATACCAAAAAAAGGTAAATCTGTTGTTAAACAAGTATATAAAGTTGTGGATACAAAATCAGGTGTTGAACAAACGTTTTTTAATAGAAGAAAAGCACGAGATTATGCGGCTCAAATGGGTCCTGATTTTAAACAAACACAGGAAACTATCAGAGTAGATCGAGACCTTGCCATTGATGGTTTGAAATCCTCGATATTTGAATATTTTGTGATGGGCACACCGGCCGGTCGAGGCGACGGTCGAGTAGCTAAACCTTTCAACGCTGACGTTATTTATGACAACCTTTTTAATAGAAAGTTTTCAACCGTTACTGATAAACGACGGGCGGCTCGTGTTGGTAGCAAAGAAATGAGTGTCGCTGAATATCTTCAAAACAAAGGTATTTTTACTTCTGAAGATATTAAAACGGCTAAAACCGCTCTAACGGAATTAGCACAAGCTCAAATGGTAGATAACGTTGAAAAGTTGGGAATAGACTTACAACAAGCTAAACCAATTCTTGATTTTGCTTTAGGGGTATCGGGTTCTGCATTAGGCACAAAGTCACAAAGCTTGTTAACAGGTGGTCAAGGAGGACCGGGTTCGATCATTGCAGCCGGTAAGGGTGCAGAGGCAATGCGGAACATTGCTTTGAGAATACCCGAAAGTCAAAGAATGATGTTTACCGCTCAACTTTTACAAGATCCTATTTTGCTTGCTCGAATGTTGCGGACTTATAAAGCAGATCCAAAAAACCAAATGGGTTTACTTAATAGTTTAAAGAATTACGTCGAAAGCAAGGGTTTTGTTACGTTGCCAATGAGAACATTTACAGCAACACGTCCCTCCGACCAACCGGACGGAGACTTCGACCCACGGGGCGCGAACCAATTACCGCCAAGCGACCAAGGCGCTGCGCTTAATCAACCTTCACCCAACTTGCAGTCTGCAGGCGTTCCCACCACTCAGACTCAAGCGCTGAGTTCCGCGACATCTGGTTCAAATCCCCCGAACCCGAATGTCCGGACTCAGTACGCATCTCTATTTCCAAACGATCCAATTTCGAGTATGATAAGACAACCAACACAAACCTTCCGTCGTGGCGGACTGGCAAGTTTACTGGAGTAAGACATGGCTATCCCATTTTTTCAAAAATTAGCAGATGATCTAGCAATGGGTTTTGGCGGCAAGGAGAGAACGAAAGACTTCGAGGCTCGCACGGCAAGAACTATAGCTAGACAAGATGGCTTTTCTGATGTCGGGCAAAGTAGACGTGCTTCAGATTACATGGCACAAAAGGGGATTTCACAAGCTGACCTTGGTAACATGGCGGCGTCCACGGCCCCTCGTTATATTAGTGCAAGAGACAGGGCGGACGGTGGCGGCATGGGAATGTCCGGTGCAAGATTTAGTCGTGGCGACGTATCTAGTTTTGATTTAGACGGGGATAATTATATTTCAGAACGTGAGTATGTATTAGCAGAAAAAAACCAACCAGAGCTTTACCGAACTTCCACAATGCGCGGCATACCTTCTCTCTCTAACCGTTTTGTGGGGGCCAGACCGTTGGGTTCTTACGCTCAAGAAAGAGACCTTTTGCAAAATACAGGGGTGCCCGGTACAAATATCGGCACCTCCGGTCCGGCTGACTATCTAATGGGCGGAGGTTTTTTAGGTAACATGCTGCGTGGGGGAAGACCTAGCACCAAACAATTGGCTAACCCTGATTTACCGAAAGATGCACAGTTGACTGAAAAAGCAGTTTTAGCTGCCCAAGAAAACCCTCCACCAAGAAAAAACCCATTAGGTTTTTTATTTGGTCAACCAGTAGATTCAGATAACGTTGTTGAAAGTTTAATGCCGAAATTAAGACCTTTTGATTATATTGACGTTGTGGATGGAGTTCCCGTTAAGGATGGAAAACCTGTTAACTTTGCCAGAGGCGGTATTGTGTCGCTCGTGAGAAGATAATGATTAAAGAAGTCGAAGAGTTACTTCGAATGAGTATGCAAGAGGATCTTCTTGCGGAATTTAATAAGGGAATGAGAAAAGGTCTTCCTCAAGACAAAATTGATTTAAACATAAAATTTTTAAAAAGAAAACTTGAGGAAAGATACGGAATACCTTTCAGTAAAGCGGAAGGTGGAGAGATCTACAAAGGTGTTGGCTCTCTTAATGAGATAGCTCGAAACATGAACAACGGCGGTGAAGCTCG